GAGCGCAGATTCGCCGGATTCGTGTATATAAAGGCCTCAGGAGGGGGTTGAAAGCCCGCGTGGGTAGCGGGCTGTGGGGGTGGTACTGTACGGATGTACAGTATGGTGATGGGGGTGTTAGGACTTGTATCCAGTGAGGATTTCACGTACTACGTAGACCTCAGGGCAGAATACAGTGCCTAGTGGATGTCGACATACTTTATAATTATCTATACAACCAATATAGAAATCATGCATATGAGAACATATAACAAACCTGCACACATACTGTATATCTGAAAATTGTCTGCTGGTATTGTATTATACCTCTAGCAGTGATACGTATTCACAATTGATATCACAGGCTTGTAGTTTAGTATTTACAAACCATCTAACAGATTCTATAGTATCGAATAGCATTATACCTAGAGTATCCTGGCGTGCTTTTACCGTAGTGCCAACCAGATATTTTAGTCGGTAATAACCGTCAGCTAGTAGAGAGTAGTTACCTATAGACTGTACTAGTTTGTAGCCAGTGGCGATCATGGTGTTGTGTCTCCTTTATGTTAGCTAGTGTAGTACTCGTGATGCCTTTACACATCGCATAGTGTATGATTTTTTACTACATTGGTGGTATGTATCTAGTATCATTTTGTCAAAACACGATCTTTTATCTTCAGTGTCTTTGTCGAACATCACAGCCCAATAACATAGTATATAGCAGAGAATAGCAGCGCATCCGGTGATAATGGCGGTAGTTATACACGGTATATTAATAGCTGCTATGCCCAAACACAAAAACAGTGGATTTAGACCAGCGCATAGTAAAGAGAGCACGAGATTGTAAATTAGTTTGATTATATAGTATTTACGTGTTTTTACTATCATGGGAGTTTGTCTTTTTTGATCGTTATAGTTAGGTCGTTGATACTCTTGTCTAGGTCGGCTATGTCGTAGTAGAACTGATTCATAGAGTTGGTTAATGTTAATGCGGATATTAGAACCAGAACACAGATAGTAATACCGGCTATAGTACATAATACCATGCTAGTCTCTGGATAAGATAGGCATTTATACATAAAAAATATACCTATACAGCCTTGTAGCCATACAAAGAATTTCATAGCGTTATCAAAAGTGTTTGATGTATTCATGACGATATATCTCCTTTCTATTAGTTGGGTTTCCATTCATCTAGTACCCTACAGCACATACAGCAGATAGTGCCGTCCGGCGGTGCCATCTCACCTGGGTGTATGCCGGGTCGTATACCGTAATAGCGGTCGAGAGCTTCCCAGCCGAGGTGAGCAGATACAGTGACAGGTCTGGTGGCGGTGGTAGAGTCGTATTCGACAGTAAGGATCTTTATAGAGTCAAGCGTGAGTAGGCCACCAACCATACTACCCATAAAATCCATAGCGGACTCTAGCGTGTCGAATATCGAGAGTCCCATAGTGCCGTGTGGTGCATATGCGACTTCGCCGATCTGGTAGTGGATCTCGTAGTGACCGTTAGCGTAGAGTGATGTGTGGTCTGAGCGGACGATTTTATAGCCTATGGACATCATGGTAGTGTAACCTCCTTTAGCACTTTGACCGACGTGCAGCATAGCGTACCTAGCAATGGTTCATCTCCAAGTAATCCTAGTTGAATTCCAGTACTACGTCTCGCATAAAATACATCTAGTAGGTAAGTAGACATGGACGCACATACAACACTAGGTTTAACTGCTTTACTATAATCATATGAAATTAATAACACAGTAACAACCTGTGACTCTAGTGCTAGCGGCATCATAGCCTGCATATGCTCTAGTGTGTCGAATATCATTATACCTAGCGTACCTGGTAATGCAGTTACTATTTGACCTGTTGGATAACAGAGTTGGTACTTGCCATTGGTATATAATGATGTATTGTTAGAGTCTTTGTTTACGACTTTGTAGCCGGTGGCGATCATGGTGTGATCTCCCGGTAGTAGGTGGGTATACCACCCAATACCTGACTGGTGCGGCTAGTCCTGGACCCCACACATCGACCATCACTATCGTACAGATACAGCCGACAATACCCTGCCGGTACACGGTAGTGCTTAGCCATGACCACGACCTTATCATAGAGGTTATCTAGTACTCGATGCCTGATGAATGCTGGGATGTCAGACCATGTACTACCTACTGTTATCTGTAGATAGTGATCGACGAAGTTAAACTTAACTGTTATTATAATGTCTTGTGATATCGATGAGCTGATATCCGACGCAATAGCCTGCACACCCGCTACTACCCAAGCGAGCTTGTGATCACGGTCTGGGGTGTTTATGCCGGGCGGTAGTATCGGGTACTCTAGTCTGGTAGTGTGACGGATGTACTTCACTGATGATATCGGTATGGACTGTACTCCCACTACCTGATCTGCTATGACGTGAGTGTTGGTGTAGCGGACTGAGTCACACTCGATCTTAGTGTCGTCGGTACGGACTACTATAGCGCGTCGAGATAGGGTCGGTAGGTAGGCTGAGCCAACCGCGAGTAGTGGTAGGTATTTAGTGATTGGGTCTGTTGGTGTCATGATTTCTCTCCTTGTAATGATTTGACTTTCTCTAAAGCCGATGTGAGCAGCGCCGCTAGATCAGCCAACTGATACTCCAGCTGCATTTGCTGGAGATTAGTGACCTGAGTGTTTATGCCGAGCTTAGTCACGTACTCAACCGGAAGCCTGCGGTTAGACTTCAGTAATCTACTCACGGTGGACTTACTAACACCCAGGATCTCCGCCAGCATGGTCTGAGTGATGTCATGCTGACTCATATAGTCTAGTAGCTGGTACGTCGACATGTACATGCTGTATGAGTCCTGGACCACTATACTGAACCTACCCTCTGAGTCTACGTCGGATACCATACACTGGTGAATAACCCCAGGCTTACTGTCGATCTCTATAGATACTATCTCGCCTTTCTGTACCGCTAGCTTCATATCTAGTCCTCCTTGGCTATCAGTAAATCATCAATGCACGATCTTGATTTAGTAAACACTGTAGTATAGCTGATATCACATCTCGTGACAAATGATCCGTTTTTCCATTTATCATCTAGTTCAGACCAATTAAGTCCTTTCTCGTATATCATATCTTGACGTTCTGTGTTGTTTTTACCAAATAGTTCTTTATCAGAATACAGTGAGCTAGCTAGCATGTTGACAGAGTTTCGTATCCAGTCCTGTTGCCTCCATATAAAGTAGTTGCATACCTCTTCTTTTGGTAGATTGAATGCTCTACAATCAAACATGGCTAGTTGATCATACATGAGGCTGAAGCTCGCCGAGGCCATACCAGCTGATATACTCTCGATTTTGCTTTTATTGTAATCGAACCACGCATCAGTAGTAAATGTATCAAAGTCTGTTAGTAATATAGAAATCTCATCAGATTGCTTATAAGCGCATTTAGCACCCTGGATATTTGTGACCAGATACGTCGCTACATTGTCCATGACTGACGCGAATCTATAGTCAAATGGCTTGATGCATTTACGCGTCAGCTGTGAGAAGGATCTACCATCAAGTCTGAGTATTACTGGGGTTCTACGTATGAGATAGTACCGTTGCCGAAACTCGTAGTTGGATTTCATACGATTTCCTATAGAATCGTTTTTCATTATCATCACCTCCATTCATGATATATTATTCTGTTTTATTTTCTATATCGGGTCAACTCCAAAAAATCTTCGGTATTTCACTGCAACAAACGCAACAAAATCGACAAAAATAACACTTTTATGAAATTTCCTGCAACAAACTCTCATAATCCCATGCAACAAACGCAACAAAATACCCCATAAATGACACTTTCGTGCAACTTTGTGCAACAGATTTTACCTCTTGTTGCAGGAAATTGCATTTTTGACCCCCCTGTTGCATGAAATGCAACTCGGAAAGATGAAATTTCCTGCAACTCGGCGTGCAACAGGGGGGTCAAAAATGACACTTTTGTGCAACTTTGTGCAACAGCGAGGTGAAAAAATGCAACTTTGTGCAACAAATGGCATTTTTTGTGCAACAAAACATACCCAAAATGCAACTTTCTGCAACGAGTTGCGCAAAAGTGTCAAAAATGGCACTTGTAGTACAACACAAAATCAATGGTTTGCAACAAATAGGGCGAATTTCATGCCTGTACCCTATACTACTAGAGTATACAAAAGTCGATCATTGGGTATTTTCTGTTTCGCGTATTTTGTAGTACAGATATTGTATCTCGGCAACGAGACATGACATACCAGGTAATCTACGTATGCTCTTTATATACCACATGTATGACTGCTTGAGGAGCCTGGTATTGATTTTTCTATATCTAGGCTGTGGTGTGCCGGAGATGTTATCACATATACCGTTACGCTTTCCATAGCCGCATATGGTGCAGTCCATGCGATTGACTATACACCATGGACATAGTGTGCTGTCTTTAGCAAGTGATAGCCCGTGTAGTGCTATACTACACATCTGCTCTGACCAAGTACGTAGCTCAGCCATATCGAGCTTACGTGTTAGCACTAGCCCTGTGTGTTTTTTGACTATGGTGTTTTTGCGTTGCATGTACTCTAGTAGTAAGTCGTTGTATTTACCCATTGTGATGGTTCTCCTTTCTATAGTGATAATCCTGTTAGTCTTAGTACCCAGTAGCGGAGTTTGGTACGACGGACTAGTGATCTGATCTTGGGTATTTGAGATATTGATAGTGGTACCCTTGTAAACACTGCTTGATATGTACTGGACTCTCTATCGCAACGGCTATGACGCTTACCGTATGCACAGTTATGGCACTCTACAGAATGGCGTAGGCACCATGGGCACGCGTTGTAGTCCGTGTCGTGGTTTAGCTTGCTGAGTATGGTCTTGCACTCAGACTCAGACCACTCAGACATCTCGGTCATATCAAGAAACCCAACCAACCTCACACCTGTCATCTCATATACTATCCTGTCTTTGTCGTACATAAACCGCGTCAATAGATTGTTGTATTTACCCATTACGATAATCCTCCTATAAAATGATCATACTTTACCTATCGGTAAACCCTCTGACCGACTTCGGATATTTACCCCCACAATATTTCATATTGTCTGTACTACATTGTCTACTATAGTAGAGGACAAACACACAATGACACCAACACTAATGACGAAATCAGAGTACGCCAGGCACCGTGGAGTATCACCACAGGCAGTGGATAAACTCATCAAAAACGAGCGTATTATGGTCACCGCCGACGGTAAGGTCGACGTAGAGATCTCGGACATAATAATGAACCAGTTTAGTGATTCTGAGCAGTCGCGTGGTATGACATACAGTAACCTGGAGGACGATGGTTCTGACTTTAGAGAAGGCCTTATCACTCAGCTAGCGACTATCGGATCGTACTCAGAACAACGTGCTCTGCTGACATCGTACAAAGCCCAACTAGCCAAGATCGAGCTAGACAAGGCCTCAGGTGCAGTAATCGACGCCGAGACAGTCAAACGAGAAGCGTTCTCTACAGCACGTAGAGTACGTGACTCGATACTCAACCTACCGGATCGTATAGCACCACTAGTCGCCACAGCCGATGACGTCCACGCCATACGAACTATCCTAGACACAGAACTACGCAAGGCACTCACCGAACTCTATAATGAGTTCATACCAGCGGAGGGTACAGCATGAGAAAGATAGTCACAGTATTCCCAGATGGCGGTGATGTCACAGCACTACGACACTCTATAGATACGTTCCTGGTGATGAACGCCTCTGACCTAGATAGGTTCACCATCATAATCCACCTTCGCTCCCCATCTGAGGACACCAAATCACTAGTAAGGTCATTGTACTCTCACCGGGATATCACTATCATGACGAGTAAATCCTCACCGTGTATGCCGTGTATAATGAAGCGACACAAAGTCAGGTACGCGATAATCATCCCGCCTGGTAATCGCTCTACAGGACCATTAGTATCGTATCTGGATGAGTTCGCTATAGTGCTACAGAACTATCCGACACTAACCCACATCCGACTACTCCCAGACACCGATCGCTGCAACCTGATCACTAAGCGCCCATTGGTGTATAGGTACGCGACCTCGCACGTATTGGTGGGTAATGGCAATCTACGCCGTGACCTGCCAATACTGATCAAGTCCACACTAAAGCAGACCACCACCAGCGTATCCGGGATGCTAAAACCCCAGATATTCAGGAGGTATGATCAATAGACGACCATAGCCCCACAAGTGACTCCTCCAGTCACATAAACCCGCCACTATCATCTGAGCTAACGAAGCACCCCGGCGTTAGCTCAGACCCGCCCAGAACATCAGTGGTATCGTACCAGCACAGCTTTGCTGAGGGATTACTCCCAAATCCGGTAATGCTCAACTCCGAGTGGGCTGACACCTACAGGGTGCTCCCGCGAGAGTCATCCAATGAGTATGGTCGCTATAGCATGGACCGAACACCGTACTTTAGGGTACCGTTAGATTGTCTGTCACCGCAATCACCAGTGAAGATCGTCACAGTCAAAAAACCCACTCAGGTCGGGTGTACTGACGGTATAGGCAACAACTGGCTATTGGCTATAGCCCATAGCTATCCAGCGCCGTGTATGATGATGCTCCCCACTGTAGAACTAGCAAAACGCCACAGTAAGACCAAGATCGCACCGTCACTGAAAGCCATGACCTGCATGGAGGGCTTGGTGCGCGACGTAAAGGAGAAGGGCGGTGGTAATACCCTACTCATAAAGGAATTCCCCGGTGGATCATGGTCGTTCGTCGGCTCTAACTCAGCATCGGCACTCCGGTCAGTGTCGATCAAATACCTCATCCTAGACGATATCGACGGCTATGAGCAGGATGTTAATCAGGAGGGTGACCCAGCTGAGCTAGCCCGTAAGCGTATGGATGCATTCTCGGCGTCATGCAAAGAGTTGCGTATGTCAACACCGACACTCAAGGACCTGTCTAAGATCCAGGCATACTTCGAGGATGGTGATCAGTCATACTACCACGTGCACTGTCCTTACTGTGGTACTGCTCAGACACTAGAGTTCGGTGGCCCTAACGCTCAGTACGGTATCAAATGGGACCGCGCCAGTAATGGCCGACATCTACCAAAGACAGCGCAGTATATGTGTAAGCACTGTCATGAACTAATACCAGAACGCTACAAGACACAAATGCTGGCCAATGGACTTTGGGTAGCCACCATACCGGAGCTATCTGACTATCACAGATCATTCGCACTAAACTCGCTGTACTCACCGTATGGTTGGGTATCCTGGGAGAAGATAGTACGTGAATTCCTAGCGGCTAAGAGATCACCAGGTACAGAAAAGTATCAGGTCTGGATGAACACCAGAATGGGATTAACATTCGAGGCCGGTGGTGAGCAACCCGACTGGGAGAAACTCAAGAACCGCGCAGAACCATACCAGATAATGACAGTCCCACAGCAGGCTATGTTTTTGACAGCCGGTGTCGACGTACAGCTTGACAGATTCGCTATTGTAGTCACAGCTTGGGGCCGAGGCGAAGAATGCTGGGTCATCTATTGGGGTGAAATGTTTTGTGATACTTCACTACAATCCTCCTGGGATGACCTGGAGGACTTTATGTCCAGAGAGTTCCCTCATGCCTCTGGTATATCGTTAACTCTAACATCATATGCCGTAGACTCCGGGTACCGTACCACAGACGTTTACCAGTTCTGTCGACTGCATTCACCAGACGCCATGGCCATCAAGGGATCGTCCCTAGCTGGTCACCCACAGATAGGCAGACCATCCGACAAAGACTATACCTATCACGGCGAGACTATCCCACGCAGTGTCCAGCTCTGGCCTGTGGGATCATCAACACTCAAGTCAACACTCTATGGTAGACTCAAGATCGAGACTCCAGGCCCGCGCTACATACATTTCCCATTAGGCCTACCAGACGATTTCTACAAACAGATCACATCAGAGAAACACATTACCCGCTATGACAAAAACGGCATACCTAAGCGCGAGTGGGTATTGCCGCGTGGTAGCCGTAATGAAGGCCTCGACGCCATGAACTACGCACGAGCAGCCGCAGTACGCTCTGGCCTAGAACGCATTAACTGGGACAAACTCTCCTCTATCCTCAACCTCCGCGCCGCACAAAAGAACACCGATGGTCAGGTCTCACCCAACACACACCCACCTGCTCATCGCCAACGATCACGACGACGAGTAAAAAGATCAAACTACATGACAGGAGGCATATAATGGCATTCACATCAACAGACCTCACCAATATCGAAACCGCTCTGACCAAGCTAGCTACAGGTGCTCGTGTAGTAGAGTGTACTATCGATGGTGATACAGTGATATATAATCGCACTAACATCAAAGACCTACTAGCGCTACGAGATAGAATCAAAGGCGAGATAGCCACTGCTGCATCTACATCCAACTACGGTCGTGCTAGAGTGGCAGTGACCACTAAGGGGTATTAACACTCATGATCAACCCACTACAACCACTAATCAACATCTACCGTGGAATGCGTATCCTGGCTACAACCTCTTATGAAGGTGCTAGTACAACCAAGCGTCTACGCACCTGGGGTCTGTCCTCAGCAGGTCCAAACTCGACAGTCAACGACTCACTCCAGCACATAAAATACCGTTCTCGTGATCTATGTCGTAACAACCCAAACGCCTCAGGTGGTATAGACTCCTGCGTCTCCACACTAATAGGGCGAGGTCTCACTCCACGCTGGGATACCGGCAACCCCGACCTGGACCGGCGTATCCTGGACCTCTGGAATCTATCAGTGCCTGAGTCGGACGCATCAGTCTGTCGACTGGGGTTTTACGGTATGCAAACACTCGCCACTAGGTCAATGATCGAATCCGGTGGTGTTATAGGTCAGTTCAGATACTACCCGTACTCAGCAGATCTGGCAGTGCCACTAAAGCTACAGCTGATGGAGAACGACCATCTATATGACTGTTACGACCAAGACCTACCTAATGGCAACACACTACGTCTCGGTATAGAGATCACACGCGATGGCGATATAGCAGCGTATCATCTCTACCCAGAGCACCCCGGCGATAACTATCTGTACAAATCCTCCATAACACCTATCAGGGTATCTGCCGACGACATACTACATCTATATGAGCCCAAACGCCCAGGTCAGCTACGTGGTATGCCATGGCTTGCACAAGTCATTACCACACTACACAATATCGACGAGTACGAAGACGCTGAGCGTATACGCAAAAAGATCGCGGCTATGTACGCTGGGTTTATTACTTCACCGGAAGGCGACCCTGCATCATCAGGTCTACCAGGACTGGAGACCGAGTACGACGATGACGATGACCTGGTCGGACTAGAACCAGGACTAATGCAAGCTCTACGCCCCGGCGAAAAAATAGAATGGTCCAAACCAGCTGATGTCGGTGACACATTCGAGCCCTGGATGAAATTCGGCTATCGCCAAGTAGCGAAATCCATACGCGTTACCTACGAGCAGCTATCAGGCGATCTTAAGGACGTTAACTACTCAAGCATACGCGCTGGGTTAGTCGAGATCTACCGACAAGCCCGCGCTCTCATAGGCCAGATAATCGTCCACAAGCTCTGCCGTCCATACACCACGCGCTGGCTGGACATAGCAGTACTATCAAACCGTATATTCATCCCGCGGTATCTCAAGAACCGTCGCCAGATCATCAACAACATCTGGGACCCAGACGGCTGGGACTGGGTAGATCCTCTCAAGGACATAAAAGCCGAAATCATGGCCATACGAGCAGGCCTAAAATCCAGACCACAATCCGTAGGCGAGCGCGGTAACAACTCCGCCGAGATCGACGCCTCTACAGCAGAAGCCAATCGCAGAGCTGACGACTCCGGTATAGTCTACGACAGCGACCCGCGCAAAACCACTCAGTCCGGCAGCAAACAGCAAGACAAACAATCGCCACAACAGGGAGCATATAATGGACAATAACCAACCAACAACCATCTCACTGGGGTTTCTGGCATCGCGCATACTAGATACACCACTGATGATCACTAAAGCCAAACTCGACCAAATCCTCGACGTAGTAGGCGGGCGTATTGGACTAGACCAGACTATACTGATCAGACCAGCCGCACAATCACCATACGAGGTACCTGATCGCTCAGGCACACCATCCGGCATAGCGACAATCCCAATCTACGGTACTCTTGTCCATCGCTCTCATGGACTATCTGCTATGTCGGGTATGACGTCGTACCAAAGCATCCGAGAGCAGTTCACCTCCGCACTAGACTCCAGTGATATCCACACTATATTGCTCGACATCGACTCACCTGGAGGTGAAGTAGCTGGCGTGTTTGACCTCGTCGACACCATCTACGCTGCACGTGGCACCAAACCCATTATCGCTATGGTCAATGAGCGTGGTTACTCAGCTGCCTATGCCTTAGCATCAGCTGCCGACCGAATCTACCTATCACGCACTGCCGGTCTCGGATCTGTCGGCGTCATAATGCTCCATGTCGATCGCTCTGAAGCCAACCGCAAAGCCGGACTCACCTACACCCCGATCTACGCTGGCTCACACAAGATCGACGGGTCACCTAACGCTCCACTATCCGACAAAGCCCGCGCATCAGCCCAGGCCGTAGTCGACAGCATGTATGATCTATTCGTATCTACTGTAGCCCGTAACCTCGGTGTCACTGAGGGGATAATCCGCAACACACAGGCTGGTACTTACCATGGCCAGTCTGCTATCGATATAGGACTTGCACACCAAGTGCTATCGTATCAGGGAGTGATAAACACTATAACTACACAACACCGTAAAGGAGGACTAATAACACTCATGGGAAAACCAACAGACGACACTAAAATCAAACTAGAGATAACCGATGGTACTACTCCGGTGGAGCCTACGACTCCGGTAGCAGTAGACCCGGTACCTCCAGTATCAGATCCGGCTCCTACACCGGAGCAACTCGCTAAAGCCATCTCTGATGAGCAAATCACCGCTGCAACTAAACTGGAACGCGAACGCTGTGTGTCTATCCTAGAGGCGTGTGCTATCGCAAAGACTCCAGACCTCGCTATGGACATGATAGCAGATGGCAGCTCTATAGAAGTCACCCACAAAATGATCATGACTGTTCTAGCCGAACGCTCAAAATCCACTACTATCACCTCCGCAGTAAACCCAGCACGCTCAGGCCAGACCAATCCATTACTCGCCGACGCTAGACGCAGAGCAGAAGCCATGAAGAAAGGCTAACTACCAATGCCATACCCTAACGAGCACGCTTGTAGACTACAGTCCCCAGGCAAATATCCAAAGTTTCGCAGAGGCACTCGCAAATCACGTAACGGCAAAGTCTACTCTGTGATCTACGGTATACTGTCCGGTGGTAAGTCCGAAGACCAAGCCTATCGCTACAGCAAATCATCCTGGTCGGCATCAGAGGCGCGCACTCACTGCTCACGTCACGGTGGACGTTTCGAGGCCGCCAGATCTACATCAGCCAAGAACTCATTCTTTGCATCTATAATAAACCTTTTTACTAAAGGAGGCTCATAATGCCAAATGACATAACCCAATCCTATACCCTCGCAGCAGTGCTTAAATACGAGGAACCAAATCACCACTCCAGAGATCAGATCACGGTGCTGGCAGCTCAGACTCTATCACCGGGATCTATTCTGGGTAAAGTCGAGGTAGGCACGGTGCCTACTACAGGAACAGCAGGTGGTGGCAATACTGGTAACGGCACAATGACCAGCGTGACTGGCAGTAAGTTCGTAAAAGTCGGAGTCTACACCGCTACCTGCGTCACAGCCGCTACTAATGCCGGTACATTCGAGTTGACAGATCCTAATGGACTTACCGTAGGAGTAGCTACAGTAGGTGTAGCCTACACAGGTGATCAACTTAACTTCACTATCAATGACGGTTCTACTGATTTTGTGGTAGGTGATACATTCACAGTCACAGTACCTGTAGGTGGACTCCAATACCGCGCTATTAACTTCTCTGGGGTCGACGGTTCTGCTAAGGCTGCTGGACTATCTTTCGCTACATACGACGCATCAGCGTCAGGTCAACGCACTTTAGCATTTACCTCAGGCGGCACCTACGAAATCCTCCCAGGTGACACTATCACTGGAGCTACCTCAACCAGCACTGCACGTGTAGTAGCAATCACACTGTCATCCGGTACATGGGCTGGCGGTGATGCCGCTGGTACGTTCACACTAGACGATCGCTCTGGTGCTCTCCAGTCAGAAAACCTAAATGTCGGTGGTAACACCAATGTCGCTACTATAGCAGGTGACTCTACAGCAGTAGCCGCAGCCGATATCGGTGGTGTAGCTATCACACGCAATGCCGAGATAGTCGACTCAGAACTCACTTGGCCATCTGGAGCTACAGCAGCACAGAAAGCCACTGCACTGGTAGAACTGGCAGCCAAGGGCATTATAGTACGCACTGAAGCGTAACCATAACTACACCAACAACCCCATTACAGGAGGTCTAATATATCATGCCTATCCTAAACCCTTTCGAGACAGATAACGCGTTTAATCTTATCTCTCTGTCCGAAGCAATAAACATAATCCCAAACACCTATGGGAGAATACGTAACTCTGGGTTGTTCAGAGACAAACCAGTTCGATCACGGACTATCATGATCGAGAAGAAAAACAATACCCTCAACTTGCTCCAGACCATGCCTCCGGGTTCACCTGGACAGAAAAACAAAATGGGATTGCGTAACGCACGTGCTTTCATCATACCTCATATCCCGTTTGATGATACTATACTACCAGATGAGTATGATGGTCTTAGAGCATTCGGCTCAGAGACTGAACTGGAGACACTTGCGTCAATAATGAACGATCATCTGGAGAATATGAGGGCTAAGCACGCAATCACCGAAGAGTACCAGATGATGGGTGCCCTCAAAGGCATAGTCTACGACGCAGACGCCACCGTCATCTATAACTACTTTCATGAGTTTACAGTAAAGCAAGAGTCTGTCGACTTTCTACTCGGTACCGACACCACTGAGATACTCACCAAATGCGTAGCGGTAAAGCGCATCATGGAGGATAACCTCCAGGGAGAGACCATGAACGGCATTAACGTCGAGGTAGAATCTAGCTTTTGGGATAAGTTCATCACGCACCCAATAGTCAAAGCCGCATATGACCGTTGGCGAGAGGGCGAGGCTCTCCGTGCCGATATGCGTGACGGCTTCCCATTCGGTGGTCTTAATTTCCGTGAATACCGAGGTACAGCCAGTACGTTCGCCGGTGTAGCAAGACCGTTCCTCGATACTGATGATGGTATTGCATACCCACTAGGCACACAGAACGTATTCAAGAGATTCATTGCTCCAGCTGACTTTCTGGAGACTGTAAACACGCTCGGAATACCACTATATGCTAAACAAGAAGCTAGACAATTCAATCGCGGAATCGACATTCACACCCAATCCAACATATTACCAATGTGTATGAGACCTAGCCTAATCGTGAGAGTATATACCTCTAACTAACCCGTCGGAGGTAACCACTACCATCATGATAAAGACTAACCAAATACTCAACGCTACTCAGGCTGACGGCGCACAAGCCGTCATCTTGGATAATTTCGACAGTGCAATGCTACACCAGATCCAGGTCAGCGTCAGTGCAACCCCCGCCGCTGGTACACTCTCAGTCGCTATAAAGACCCCAGCAGCGTCGGCATACTCGACACTACCATGGACCATAGATCTAACAGCCCTCGCCACTAACTCGGTGTTTCAGTTCGTAGGATTCGCTACCGCGATCCAGTTCACCCCTGCTAGTTTCGACGGCGACAAGACCTATACCGTAGACATCTGCACCGGCAACAGAGGTAACTACTAATGTATTGGAATTTCGTAGAACCACGCACTGTAATCACCGAGCTATCCGACGTATTCCCAATCGAGATCACCGAAGCCGGATCAGGTCCTATACTGGACGAGACCGGCAACCCGATCCTCGATACCGATAACCGTATGGTACTCGACGAGGCATATGCCTAGCGCGGCAGTCAGTGTACATATCAACCAGTCCCAGATGCGTAGTCTGGACAAACTACTCAATGCTTTCGGGGAGCGTGCGGTCAACCGTGCGCTCTCCAGAGCCATTAATCGTACTCTTGGTGTTCAACACGGAGGAATGCGCAAGACCATATCAGACGAGATACGCAAAGACGTCAATATCCAGCAGCGCTATCTCTATAAGCAAAATACCGGACGGCGTACCATAAACACCTTCGATATCCGGCGTGCTACAGTCAACCGTCCTACAGGTAAGATCTCTACAAGAGGCCCGAACACCCCTCTTATAGAGTATTTTAACCAAAGAGGTAAGCGATCACAGTACGCCAAATCTATCTATGTCAAGGTCCAGAAATCACGAGGACGCTATAAGCTAGCTCATGCGTTCATACCTAAACTCCGCTCCGGTCATCGTGGTATATTCGCTAGAGTCAATCCAGGCGCTAAGGGCACAGTAGGACGCAAAATCAAACAACTATTCGGCTCCAGAGTACCTGACGTGCTCAGCAACCAACTTACTCTAGCCCGTGTCATGAACACAGGCGCTGAACGTTTCGAGCGCGAACTAAACCACCAGATAGACTATATAATGAAATCACACAACTACTAAGAGGTAACACCCAACATGGAAGACGGTAGGATTTATGTCTATGGCCAGGAGTTCAACACCTGGTTTGCTGAGGGAGCACCCTCATATACTACAGCGGTAGTGATACATGCAGTAGAAGAACGCACAACCGACTGCTTTGACATCACTCTGCGTATCACCTACACTGAATCTCAGTACTACCGCAAGTACACCCTGTATGCACCGGCGGCAGAAGGCAATCCAGAGCAAGTCGAATACACAGATAAGACCGAGTCCACTGTATTGTTTACCGAAGACGTTACATTCAGATATATCGCCGGTGAGAACCTTCACACCGCTATAATGGCACAGGAGTCTACACTCCAGGCTGCTCTCGATGGCTATATGAAAGAAGAACAGATAAAGGTCTCAGGTCAGGGCGCTATCCTAACGCTAAACCACAACATAATCCCGCTATCCGGCTGGAACCCATCGGAGGGTTAAATGGCAGTAGATGATATCATAGCAATAAAAGCCCAAGCCGTAGACGACATGATGGATACACTGGGGCAATCAGCGGTGTTGACCCCGATAGATCACTCCGTACCACCATTCACCATCAGAGTACACCCAACATGTATAACTGACAAAGCCCCTGATGGATTTGGTGCCTATGTGGTAGTGCACATGCCAGCAGTGAAGATGTGTCGTGAAGATCTACCGGCTGAGTATACACCAGCTAGAGGAGATAGGCTAAGCATCACCGGCTGCGGTGACTTCGTGATAGAGACCCCACTACGGTTATATACCAGCATGGTGACGTATGGCATAGCGGCTATACTGTATACATCTACATCCACTACGATGACCACCACGACATCGACTACAACCACTACCAGCTCATCCACAACATCATCTAGCACTAGCACTACCAGCTCGTCATCTACTACATCATCGTCGTATAGCACTACGTCTACGCTATCGACAACATCGACCAGCACCAGCACTACGACGTCATCCAGCACTACCAGCTACAGTACTACGACATCATCCAGTACCACCACCAGTAGCTCTACCACCACATCTACACTCAGCACTAGTACTAGTAGCTCCAGCACCACGACGTCGTCTAGTACTACCACGACCAGCTCTAGTACAACTACCACTAGCTCATCATCCAGTACCATTACCACCAGCACTACTACCACCAGCTCCACTACCTCTAGTAGCTGCTCATCTACCACTACGACGTCATCTAGCACTATGACCACCACTACTACCATGTCGTCTAGCTCTAGCTCCAGCACTACAACTACCACTACAATCACTACGACGTCGTCTAGTAGCTCATCCAGCACCACTACGTCGTCTAGCACTACCACCACCACCAGCTCATCATCTAGCACTACAACCTCATCCAGCACCACTAGCACGCACTCTACTACCTCCACCACACATAGCACTACCACTACCAGCTCATCTACCACTACCAGCTCATCTACTACTACCTCTACTACTAGCTCATCGTCCAGTACATGCTCTACGCTAAGCACATCGTCCAGCACTACCACTACCACCAGCTCATCGTCTACTACATCCAGTACAATGTCATCTACCACCACTACTACCTGGACTACGACCACCACTACGACGTCGTCCAGCACTACCACTACAACATCATCCAGTACCACCACGACGTCATATAGTACCACTACGACATCATCTACTACTAGTAGCTCATCATCTACATTATCTACTACTAGTACCTCATCATCTACTACCTCCACATCATCCAGCACCTATAGCACACTATCCACCACTACCTCTACCACATCGTCGTCTACTACCACCACCACGACGTCGTCTAGCTCATCCACGACGTCTACCAGCACGTCTACGTATAGTACATCATCAACCACTACTAGCACAACCACCAGCACTACTACATCATCATCGTCAACTACCTTAAGCTCTACCACGTCATCCAGCACTACGTCATCGACACTATCGACATCTACCACTACCAGCTCATCGTCATCGACATCCAGTACGGCCTCTACACTGTCCACTACATCGTCTACTACATCATCCAGCACTACTACATCATCCACGATATCATCCTCATCATCATCTACCACTACCAGCTCCTCCACTACATCAATGACCACTACCACTACTACCTCAGACCTCTACGAATACTCCTACTACCGTACTATCACCATCGACAACACCAAGGTCTACGGTGCCGCTAATCACAGTAACTTCCCGATGTTGTTCTCACACACTGCTGACTGGCTCAAAACCATAGGCAACGGAGGACATATCACCGACTCTAATGGCTATGACATCATATTCACTGATGAGGACGCACTCGACCAGCTCGATCACGAGATAATCTCATACAACGGCACTACTGGAGAGTTCGTAGCCTGGGTGAGAATACCCACGCTGCTATACTCTACAGACACCACTATCCGTATATTCTATGGTAATTCCGCCATCTCATCATCCCAGGAAAACATCGGTGGTACCTGGGAGCCCAACTACCTTGGTGTGTGGCATATGAAAGAATCCGGTAACGGCACTACTGATGAATTCGTAGACTCTAGCGGCAACAGCAATCACGGTACTGGCGGTAACGGTGTAACAAGCGCTACTCCGACACGCACAACCGGAAAGCTAAAATACAGCCAGAGCTTCGACGGTGGTGACTTTATCACCATGGGTAACGTACTCAGCCGAGGCAAGAACGCAGCACAATCCTACTCAGCTTGGATACAAACCACTAGCGGATCTGCAATGCAAGTAGTAGGAAAAGCCAACGCCTCTACATGGCAGGGAGTATGGTGTGACTTAGAGGCAACCGGCGACATGGGATTTTACATGTACGATAGTGTCGGCAACTACATAGCTAAGCTAAGTAACACCAACTACACATCAGGTGCTTGGCATTACCTGACATGGGTGTTTGACGGTACCAACGACGCTTCCGGTATATCACTATACGCAGACGGCGCATTACTGACTGCTAGTAGCAACAACGACCCACTAGGTACTGTGACTAGTACTGTTGTGTTCAGTATAGGCTGCGCTGGCAACGGCGGTGGATATTTCTGGGATGGTCTATTGGAAGAGATCAGACTACGTGGATACACCACACCTCTGACCTGGCATCAAACAGAATACGCTAATCAAAACTCACCAAGCACATTCTATACGCTAGGCGCCGAGACAGGATCATTATCACGCACGTCAACCACAACAACAACTACAACAACAACTACCACCACTAGTACCAGCACTACTACATCAACACCGCCACCATAACGAGGTATTATGATCACCATAAGAGAACAAATACTACAGCTAATCAAAGCCGAACTAGCCAAAATCCTAATCTCTAACGGCTATTATACCAATATCGGCTTACACACAATCCGTGGTCGTTATGATGTGTTCCCTAGCGAACTACCCGCTGTGGTGCTCCTAGCCGACCAAGAAGAGGCTATAGCATTCACAGGCCGTGATGAGTGCGAAATGAACATTACCATATCCGGGTTTAGTAAATATTCAAACTCATACCCAGAATACACCGATCGCCTAGCCCACGATGCAGAGGCTATACTAGGCGACATAAAGACCTGCATGACGTCAATCCGGTTTACATTAGACTTCTCATCAGGCTCAATAGAACCAAGAGTGGGAATGACCATAACCGGCTCTTCATCAGGCGCTACATCCATAGTAGAATCCATATCCGTCGCCTCCGGTTCATGGGCGACTAACGACGCAGCCGGAACACTGTCACTCCGACTGCCATGGCAGGACTACACAACAGAATCACTACTCACACCAGGAGGAGGGGTTATCGCATCTACTACCGGCACTATGACTCTCATACCACCATTCTCTGACCTCCTCAATAATATAGAATACCGACGAGGTGGCATAGACCCACTTCCTGATCCTGGAGAAGGCGCAATGAAAATATCAGCTAACTTCTCCGTAGTATACGTCACACTCGCTGGTAACCCATATAAACAATCATAGCAAAGGAGATTTCTATGAAATCAAATACCGCTGAAAATGGAAAGCTCATGTATGAAGCCGGACAGACAGTGTACGCCATGGAGGCGCTAACTGACTCTGGTGACAACACTAGCTTTACCTCCAATGCGACATACTGGTCGGATAAATCCGGGTACTCCCCAGACGTCAGGCCTGATGGCCTGATCTCATCCCCACTGATCATACCGGATGACTCCGCAGTAAACAATGTCGTTGATGTGCCTGCCGGCACATGCTATCTGGCTGGCGTCGAGACCAATGTTACAGCAGCCGAGATCACTTGCGTGCGCGGTGCTGGGGCATCCACCAAGTACATAATCAACTCTGTTATAGTCACTGCCGCTGGCGCTTATGACGTACTGACCGGCACAGGCCATGCATCGGCATTCTCCACCACACGTGGCGCTGCCGGTGGCCCGCCGCTCATCACTGTCGGCGCTATAGAGGTTGGCCAGGTAAAATTCACCTCAGATACCGATGCAGCAGTACTCACATCTGAGATATACCAGGTACCGGGGCAGTCCCAGGAACGGTATGACTACCCTCTCTGGGAGGAGAACTTCGGACCAAACCAGGCCGGTACTCGCGAAGGTGGATCAATCACATTCCTTTCTGCTCTACCGGATGATCATGTAGGGACCCTCCCAAAGGGTGTATATGCGTCGTACTCAGATCCGATATTTGCCGAAATGAGGCCTGTGTCTGACTTTGTGCCACCTGAGAACTCGCATTCGGTCAGCTCTACCCAGGTATACCAACAGACAATCGGCTCACGGTCGTCATCTATAGGCCAGGGATCGTTCACCAAGTACATGAAAACCGGCTACAATGATGAAGTGCTTAAGCTGAAGGAGTACATCCTGTGGTTTAAGTTCTTTCCTGATAAGTACAAGACAGGCTACGTACTCTGCCAAGGCAAGCTCGGCGTGACATGCTCATACCCGGCAGACGGCTCAATGGTAGCTAACTGCACTATCTCAGCCGATGAGGTAGCGATATATAAAGAATCATAACCACTAACTACTAACCACTAATCACAGACTAACGGCCTCGGCTCACTACCGGGGCCTTAGTCACACCCAGGAGCATACAATGGCATTCAATTCAAAAAAATTCATGACAACTGAGTTCCAGCCCAGAACTCAAAAAGTACCTGTACCGGATATGAAAGACTGGTTTGATCAGGACACTCCTGCCGAGTTCACTGTACGTGGACTAACCGGCAACGAACTAGCTATCACACATGAAGCAGTAGATAAACACCGTAACATCGCTGGTCTAATCAGTGGTTTACTCTCAGGTCAATCACAAGAAAAGATAGAAGCAATCAGAACATCACTGGGGGTTACAGAAGACGTGCCAGGTGAGATAGCGCGCAGACTAGAGATGATCACCACAGCCTGTATCGACCCACACCTAGACATGGATGTCGCTGTCAAGATAGCACAAGTCTACCCAGTCGAGTTTTACGAGATCACTAACACCATCACCAAGCTTACTGGCCAAGGCCAGATACCGGGAAAATCCAAGCCCTCTGGCGAGACCCAAGTGTCAGGGCGTCCCTAGCGCTATGCCACGCCAGAGGGCTATTGCTATTTCAGGCCAGGCCAGACATCTTCCCGGAAGGCTTTCTCACAGACACAGAGATAGCTCTCTGGGGAATGTATTACGATGAACTTAACACAAAGACTAAATAGGATGCTATATGGCTAATGTATCACGTACCATAGACATAATATTTAACGGCACAGATAACGTATCTGGTGCCACCAAATCCATTGTCAAAGGCATAAAGCAAATCGACCAAGCAGCTGACTTTACTGTAGACAAGCTAAATACTCTAGCTGATGGATTCAAGACTGCTGAACTAGCGGCGCTCGCACTAGGTACCACTCTAGCTACATTAGCCACAATGCAGTTCAAAAAGTTCGAGTCAGCATGGATCGATCTCGACAAAATCATTAACCCCACAACAGATGACCTAGAGGTTGCTGATGCTCAGGTACAAGCCTTAGCGCTACACTACGGTGTATCTGTCACTGAAATCACTCGCAGTACCATAGACTTCAAACGCGCAGGATTTGACCTAGCGGACTCACTCACACTAGTAGAAGGCAGTCTACAGCTAGCTAGCGCCGGTAACGTAGAGATGGCTACATCAACCGAGTTCATGATAGCTATCATGAAAGGCTTTGAGCTAGAACTCAGTGACACTGGCGAGGTAATCAACACACTCAATGTCCTATCAGACAAATACGCTACCACAGTAGAGGAGCTGGGTATAGCTCTGTCACGTGTGGCACCTACAGCCAAGACAGCCGGTCTCACTATGCGTGAGGCTGCCAGTCTAGCAGTGCCTATCATAGAAGTATTTCGCTCCGGTGAAGAAGCCGGTACAGCTCTACGTCGTGGTCTTATCAAACTAACCGATGACGCCAAACCAGTACAGAATGCGCTTGCTATGCTTGGAGTCGAACAACGTGCAGCCAACGGCGAATTACGTTCCGGTAAAGACATACTCTACGACATAGCAGCGGCGTTCGGTAAAGCCAACGACAGTAATAAGTTATTCATAGCATCTCAGCTGTTCGGCCAACGCCAAGCAGCCAAGATGATCAAAGTCCTTGACGACTGGAATTACGTAATGTCGATCCAGAGTGTAGAGGCACTAAACGACTTCTCGTACACACTAGAGCAGGTCGACAAAAAGCTCGCTAGCACTGAAGTCGGTATAGGTCGTACTCTGTCAGCACTAGAGTTGATATCGATTCGTATCGGTCAAAAAGTAAAACCCGGTATAGACAGTACACTATCAGGTATCACTACACTACTAACTGAAGTCAGTAATGCTATACAAGAAGGCCTAGCCGATACGCTGCTCAATATACTTAATGACCTCGGCAAAGACCTCGGCGATTACTTTACTCAGATAGGTAAAGCAGTACCGGCAGCACTCAGCTCCATAGACTACTCAGGTCTAATAGACGCTATTCACAGACTACTCACCACCATCAATGCCGAATTCGACACTCTCGATGTCACCACACCGGAAGGCCTAGCCAGAGCTATACAGTTCGTAATAGACACAATAGCGTCCGGTATCGACACCACTGTCGGCATGATCGAGATCTATGGACGAGTTAAAGATGTCATAGTAGAACTCATCGCTGTGTATAACTCACTAGATATTGATCAGCGTGAGGCTTATGGTGCGGCTCTAGCAACAGCCGACGTAATGGAGAAGGTCGGTAAGGTATTCGGCCTACTGCTAACCCAGGTGGACTCATTCAGCACAATAATCTCAAGTGGTTTAGTTAGACTATCAGGTCTGTTCACGCTGGTAAGCAACGACGTAGAGCTATTAGCAGCACTAATAACACTAAAATTCACCTACGCTGCTAAAGACATACTGGAGCTAGTGGATTTTGTGACTCTAGGTATGTCCGAGACCGTAGGCAAAGCCCTAGCCTATATCACTGATATACACGAAGGCGCTAAAATAGCAGCTATAGAAGCTTCCTACGATATGGAGAAGGGCTATAATCAGCTAGTACGCGGGCTAGATGCCGTCGGTAACGAAGCCTCCAACACTAAAAAGTTCATAGATGCATTAGCACAATCACTAGACGATACTCCTAGAGAGGTCGATATATCTGTCAAAGCCGATGTCGACACCAGCTCAATAGATGAGGCTATAGCCTATACCGCAGCTGAGATAGAACGCGCCCACAAACAGAAATCAATCGACTTGGAATACCAGTCATCAATCAAACTAGATCGCGAAGCCAAGGACTTTATAGATTTCGTATCAGGCACAGGTGCTTATGCCGGTAAAGAGATCGGAGTATTCACTGATAGTGACCTTACATATCTACAGACACGGTTGGCTAATATGCGCAAAGAGCTATCTACAACCACATCTGCACTAGAGGACACCACCAGTGTCGAGCTAAAAGTACCGGATGACGAGAAATTCAAGGCAGCCCAAGCCAAACTCCTCAAAGAGATCGATACTAATGCCGATATCATGGAGGCTAAGATCAAGGGGTTCTCAGACATAGCTAGCGCTGAGTCTGAGTCTATATCATCGTCATTCGAGTCTATAGGGGACTCCATCACCAACACAGGTGATGTATTAACCGAGCTCTATCGTCAGATGTCGACAGCCGACACCAATATATTCGCTCAGCAAGCAATTCAACGCAAGATCTCAGAAGAAGAGTCCCGCCGTAAGGAAGCATTCGATCTACAGAAAGAACTCACTCTGGCACAGATCGACCTCATCAAACAACGTTCTGCCGCTATGGCATCAGGAGATCCAATGATCACTGTCTCTGGCGATGGCCTCCAACCACACCTAGAGGCTTTCATGTGGGAGATCCTCTCAGCTATTCAAGTCCGCGTGAACGAGGATTATGGTAACTTTTTACTAGGAATAGGAGCAGTATAACACCATGATATACGTAGGAATATCCACTCAGACATTCGACCTCCGAGGTAGCGTATTATTCAAAGCCAATGTATCCGAGACCGAGACTGACTCACTATCACGCAGAGTCACCCGTACAGCTACACTGGATGGTGGAGTCTCTATCACAGATAGTGGATACTCTGATGGGGATCGAACGTTCACCATAGTAGCAGAACTCACTGAGGCCCAGACTGATCGCCTAAAATACATCATGCGCAACTACTCAGAGGTGATAATGTCCATACCGGAGGGGATATTTCTGGTAAGCCTATCCTCACTCAATAACATCTATGGTACTATCACTCTCCAGGCATACGTAAGTGAAAAGTTAGCCCCACTGGACATCCCAGCCTACTACTGCTCACGAGACTGCACATTCCATAACTTGAACTGGTGGTATATCACCAAGCTCGACGGTACTGAGACCGCGACATCATACCTAAAGGGCGTCACTGACTATGAATGCGCTATAGACCTACCAGACTCTACCGATACCCAAATCACTATACTCTACCAATACCTCATCCCAGCTGGAGATTTCGATATTGATCTGAGCCTATCCGACTACACCCCGGACGACGCTACTAACGGATTTGTGATCATGCTACGATTACGATCATCTGACAGCACATACTACTCTACTGTATATATGCGCACCACAGCAGTAGGAACATACCAAATCACCCGTGCACATAAAGATGGCGCTATAACCTACACCGATGTCGATACAACCTCCAATGACCCTGGCACATTCCGCATCACCAGGATCGGTAATGAACTCTCAGCGTACTATTTCGCTAACTCATGGTCACTAGACTATACCCACGACTTTGACTCACACTCCAGTGACATCACTCATATAGAGGTTGTAGCCTACGACACAGCTACACGAGGCGGTTCAGTAGACATAGATGATCTGATTTTTCGTCAGGGCTGCCCTGATCAATACCCAAAAGCCTGGACAACCACTAGCTCATCTACCACTACAACATCATCCAGCACCGCATCTACCACATCATCATCCAGCTCACTGAGCACTACCACATCCACTACCAGCAGTACGACATCCACCACATCCACTACTAGCAGTACGACAACTACCAGTTCTACACTATCCACTACCAGTACTACTATGTCAGGATCTACCACTAGCACAAGCCTTAGTACTACCACATCAACTACCGCTACTACCACCACTACATCTACATCATCTACGACGTCATCTACAGCATCAACCACTAGCACGCTATCTACGACGTCATCTACAGCATCAACTACCAGTACACTATCTACTGCTAGTACTACATCCTCAACAGCGTCAACCACCAGTACTCTATCTACCACCAGCACTCTGTCCACTACGTCCAGCACAGCATCTACCACTAGCACACTATCCACAGCCAGTACTACATCCAGCACCGCTTCAACATCAACAATGACCAGTACTGTATCTACCGCGACAACAACCACGTCACCTCCATGCCCTTTCAATGAAAGCTTTGATGACCTGTCAGAGTGGTATATAGCCAAATACAACGGAGACGAAGAGTATGAGCTAACAGGTGGTAAGCTACGTTTTCATATACCCAATGGCGATAGAGAAATCACAGCCTGGCACCACTATGAAATACCTTCCGGTGATTTTGAGATAATGGTCACGCTAAGTGACTACACCCCACATGCAACTACCAGCTTTATAGTAGAACTATTAGTATCAAATACAATATCATCCAGGCCAGAGACAGACCCATCAGTGCACGATTGGGCCGCTGTTCTATATAACATGGACGGTAGCTCGCACTACTCAAAATACAGATACAAATACAACAGCGCATATACCAACGGTCCGGCAAACAACATAGGAGCTGCCGCAACAAAGCTCAGATTACGTCGTGTAGGCACATTGATATATTTTGATTGCTATAGGTCAGGAGCGTGGTACTCCAATGGCGCTAAAGACTTTCTAGCAAGAGCAGGAAACCTAGTAGATCTTGGTATCTGTATCACTGATAGAGTAAACACCGGAGGCGAGGTTAAGTTTGATGATCTGTGGTTTATACAGGGATGCCCTGAAGGAACCCCAGCTTGGACAACCACCAGCACTACCACCACTACTAGCACATCTACAATATCAACCACATCCAGCGTATCCACTACCAGCTCTACAGTAACCAACTCATCGACATCATCAACCGCCACGACTACTACTGCGCTGTGTGAGTTTGATGAGGATTTCACCTCACTAGACAACTGGCGTGTCACTAACGCTAATGGGTATTCAACATCAGTAATATCCGGCAGTAAACTAAAAATGCAGGTAGAGGACGGTCATAGTGGTTACACCGCCTGTGACTATGGCTACCATCTACACACTGGAGATTTTGATATAACAGTCGACATGGACTCATACTACACAGAGAGTCCAACAGACGGCTCTAAAATATATTTTATGGTGAGTGACGCTTTAGTAGCACCTGACAATAACTGTTATATAATGTACTACCAAGATACTTCATATAAGGTAAAAGCTCAGTCAACCATAAATGGAGTAACAGGATCAGCAACAACAGACACTACCAGTGTAGAGACTACCAGACTGCGTATAACCCGCGTAGGTACAGTACTGAGTGTATACTACTATGAAGGTTCTTGGGTCCTGCTAGAGTCCTGGGATTTCTCATCCTACGCACCATCGCTGTATATGGTGATACTGTACATGGAGTCTAACCCAGGTGGTAGAGTCTATATGGATAACCTAAAATTCATAGAGGGATGTCCGTACCCAACCACAACCACTACTACGTCTACGTCCACCACGACATCAACTACCACCAGTACTACAGCCTCTACGTCAACTACGTGTAGCACATCCAGCACATTGTCTACAGTAACAACCACAACCTGTATCTATAATGAATTCTTTAGTGGTGATCTCAGTTCCTGGACAATAGATGAGGAGTACGGTAGCGAAACAGCCAGTATAGTGAGTGGTAAGCTACGACTACACGTCCTAGACTCAGCCAACGGTGATATCTTAGCCACATACAACTACTCAGTGCCTGACGAGAACTTCGATATCCAGATAGACCTCAGTGCTTACACTCCTGATAGCGGTACTAATGGCCATCGTACATTCTTCACCATAGCCAATGCTGCCGGACACAACATCTCTGACTATAACCACGCTTGCACTATACGTGTCGAGATAGATAACGGTACCTTGGAGGTTAGCTCTAGTGTATATCAGTTCAAAGCTACTCTCGACTTTACACAAGATACCCCTGCTGGTGTGCCGACTGCATTAAAGATCACCAGAACCTCCAACTATATAACAGCAGCGTACTATTACTCTGGTAGTTGGCATATACTATCAGCCGCTATCAATCTTGGAGAATACGCCGCTACATTAGATACAATCAATATCGTAGTAACCAACGGCTACTCTTTTAGGGGTGGACAATCAGATTTCGACAACCTGATATTTAACTACGGTTGTCCAACTGGAGCATAGGTACCATGAGTGTACGACGCATAAACTTCTCGTTTGTCATAAGTCATCCAGACCTCGGAGATGTAACAATACCAATATCGTCGTTTACTGCGCGCATACGTGAAGGATCGCCGTCGTACCTACAGGTAGTAGTACCTGACTATAATACCTATGCTAACGCTATACTAAGCCGTACTACCCACTGCCGTAACTGTGAACTCACTATATACCGCACACTAGATGGTGACTCATCAACCATTACAGAAGTACTAACAGTCGATTTCGAGAATCTCCGCGCCGACATAGGTAGTAGATCACAGTCGATATTCCTAGTAGGACATCGCACATCCTACAATGCCTCGCCTAGAACAGTAACACTCACAGACATTGACTATGTCCGCTATGGCATCGATGTCGAGGAGGACCCAACCAACAGAGTGAGATTCTCAGCCTATCTGGACGTCACTGCCGGAGATACTGTAGAATACACTCTAGGAGCCGACGCATACTCATTCACTGTCGGTCTACTCACGCTCAACGCTACTCAGTACGATTTCGAGCAGGAGGCCTCCAGCTAATGGGTAAAGCCACTATACTAGGATCTAAAGACCTAAATCTAGCTCCTGGCCAATACAGAGTACGCATAGAAAAATCCGATAGCCGTGTAGCCGCCACAAACGAACAGATCGACCAGGAACTCACTATACTGGACAATATCATACCTGAGCGTTACTCATCATACTCAGACGCGATCAGAGCCCACAAAACCGCAGAGTCAGACCTAGACGCCATAGTACGGCAGTCCATAGAATCACCTGACGCAGATCACTCAGCTAAAATCAACTCAGCCACTACAGCAGAACGTACAGCCTATACCAATCTAATTAAAGCTAAGAGCCAATACCAAGCAGTCGTATTAAAACAGCAAGCACTCCAGAACAAACGCTCATACCTCAACAATCAGATCACCGAGGACATACGCACAGTGTGGTGTGCTGACTGCCAGAAATCACTATCAGGTGAAGTCGCTACAATGGAGATTCCAGGTACAGACCAGATCATCATGATACGACCGGGTGGTGCTGACGGCTCCGGCTCGGAGTATTCTGTATCACGTGATGGCCAACTACGTTCAGTAGCATCAATGTCATCTGCCGAGGTTGTCTGGAATTACACTATGCTACCTGGATGGCAGAAATGGAAACCAATCTACAGACTAGGCAAGATCACCAACAGACCACCAGGTGCCAGTAAATGCTCAGTGCTACTAGACCAATACTCTACAGTACAAGGTCTCGCTACTGATGTAGAACGCCAACTCCATAATGTCCCTATGATCTACAAGAATCGTGACGATGGCGGTCCTTATGTGGTGGGTGATCGTGTCGTTATTGAGTTTTATAACCAAAACCACGAATCACCACGTGTGATAGGGTATGAAGAATATCCGTGCACCACTACAACACTCACCACCACTACAACTACATTGACAGTAACTACCACTACCACCACATCCCTAGAGATCATGTACACGCAAGACTACACAGGTGCTATACTCACATACGACGCAGATGCAGGATCGTTCATAGGACCTATGGGAAACACACCATACTGCCCTGGATATCCACCATGTACGTTCAGGGGTTTAGCCACTACAGGCACTAAACTAATCCAGTGCGCGTTATTCCATCGTAAACTCCTAGTATTGAACATATCCACAGGCGCGGTAGAGGATATCTACACAGATGCTTATGCTGCTGTGTTTGGTTCTCCGCCACCTGCATATCCTACTGGCGCTTGGAAAGGAATACTAGATATAGGGTATGATCCGTCATCAGGCGACTTGGTAACTGTCATGGGTGACCCTCCATACGATATACAAGGCTATCTAGTCATACACGATGGCACTAGTGATACTATATCCACATCAGGGCATGTATTTACTACAACTGGCTACCAAGTATCTCCGCACTCAGTAACAGTAGTAGACGGTGATATTATAGTATACGCTACCCGTACAATAGACCCTGGTAGTGGGAGCTACCTAATAACCATGAATGGTATGTCGTTGACGCCTAAGTCTACTATATCTTGGCCTATAGCATATCGGTATAACCACATTACCTCCCATAACGGTAACCTAATAGGCACAGCTATTCTAGCAGATCCAAAACATATCGTATTACATAGCGGACTAACACCAACAGTGCTAGGGTCATTCTACCTATCGTATGATCCTGTAGGGATAGCGGTGTATGACCCATAAATCACCATGGCAGCTACACAACTGCCAATGACATACAACGAAATCAAAATCCTCCAGTCTGAAGGATACAAAAACGAAAGGAGGTATTATACGAGACAATGCCAAGAATAACCAAGTACGACCTAGTAACCGCTCTACACTGGGCAGACCAGCTAGTCGTCGTACAAAACGGAGTAACAAAACGCTGCACTATTGAGCAAATCTATGAGCTAATGGGGCACACAACCACCAGCTCGACCACTACTAGTTCGACCACGACATCGTCAAGCTCTACGACATCCAGTACAGCTAGTACTATATCAACCACGTCTAGTACGTCGTCTACAGCATCTACTACGTCTAGTACTGCATCTACGCTGTCAACTACATCCTCTAGTACCAGTACTACGACGTCATCCAGTACCAGCACCAGTACAAGTACTACGACGTCATCTAGCACTACTACTAGCACTACTACATCATCTAGCACCAGCACCAGCTCTAGTAGTACTACTACATCGTCATGCAGCACTACTACCAGCACCAGTACTACAACATCGTCCAGCACTACTACCAGTACTATTAGTACATCGTCCAGCACTACCACTACAATCTCTACTACCACATCGTCCTCTACCACTACTACATCGTCCAGTACCAGCAGCACCAGCTCCAGTACCACTACAACTATCTCCAGCACCACTGCTAGTAGCTCCAGTACTACCACCAGCAGCTTTAGCACTACTAGTACAACCCACTCAAGCACTACATCGTCATCCAGCACCACTACTACACACTCAACTACGACTACAACAAGCTCTAGTAGTACCACAAGCTCTACCATGTCCACTACATCCAGTACTGCCAGTACTATCTCCACGACATCATCCAGCACCACCACCAGCTCTTCTACTACCTCTACGTCGTCATCTACTACTACTACATCGTCATCTACCACTACATCTAGCACGTCCAGTACTGCATCTACTATATCGACGACATCATCGTCCTCCAGCACATCGTCTACTGCATCTACTATCTCCACGACTTCCAGTACTGCATCTACAGTCTCTACGACATCATCAAGCACCACCAGCTCAAGTACTACCTCTAGTACAGCATCCACACTATCCACTACCAGTACCTCATCGTCATCCACTACGTCAAGCTCGACGTCTACTACAGCTAGTACATGGTCAACAACCACCACAAGCTCATCGACTCTATCTACTACTTCATCTACCATGACTAGCTCCAGTACTACTACTAGCTCATCAACAGCCTCTACAACATCATCCAGTACAAGCACCACGGCATCTACACTGTCAACCACCACCACCACTACCTACTGGTGCGAGTTCAGTGAATCATTCCCGGATCTTGAATCCTGGAATATGGAAACCAGCGGTGGAGGCACTGCATCAATAGTCTCTGGAAATCTTAAGCTAGATCTACCGGACTCTGTGACGTCATACGTAATAGGCTACTACATGTACTTACTGCCTACTGGTAACTTCGACTTAGAGATAGATCTGGATAGCTATACTCCAGACTCAGAGTCTGATGGATTCTACATCACACTGGACACAGTAGATGGTGACACAGCTATAGCTGATCGCTATGGAGTACGCTACAAAACAGATGCAGGACCTATACACACTGTGTATGGTGTATGGAGATTGAACAACTCTAACGCATCAGGTACAGAATATCACCCAGCCGGACTACCGACAAAACTACGAGTAACCAGGACAACTACTGTGTTTAGATCATACTACTTCTATGGTGGATCTTGGACACTAGTCAATACTCAAGACTTTAGCACCAGAGCATCCAATGTGGTTGCTATACGAGTAATGGCTGTGTCTCGTAATGACAGAGGTGGTTCTGTAGACTTCGATAACATGGCGTTCAATACATATTGTCCTGATGGTTATCCGAAATTCTGGACCACGACATCAAGTACGACTACTACCACAAGCTCCAGCACTACTACCAGCTCATCCAGTACTTTATCTACTACTACGTCGTCCACTACTACCACCAGTACTAGTTCATCGACATCCAGTACAATGTCTACACTATCTACGACTACATCTACTAGCACGAGTTCATCGACGTCATCTACGGCATCCACACTATCTACTACGTCGACATTATCTACTACATCATCAACTGCGTCTACTACATCTACATTATCTACTACATCATCCACATTATCCAGCTCATCCACTACAACTACCTATTGGTGTGAGCGTAGTGAGACATTTGAAAGTTTAGATCTGTGGAATATCCAAGAGACAGCAGGCGTCACATCCAGTATAGTCGACAATAAGTTCCGTGTACACTGCGAAGCAGACACCGGATACATACATGGAGACTATCATTACAAATACAGGCTGCCTGAAGGCGATTGCGATATTAGTCTTGACTTATCTAATTACAACCCTGATCCTGGAGAACTCGGAGCAAGGTGTTACTTCTATATGGTGGATCTGCCGTTAGGATCACCGACTACGTTTGGATGGATAAGCACGTGGCAATATGCTACTGGCTTATACAGAGTTGCTTATTATATGAATGCTAGCGGTGATTTAGACAGCGGTGATACCTCTGGACTCACTAGTCTACCAACATCACTACGAGTAACAAGATCAGGTGATATAGTCTCAACTTACTATTACTACAACGGATCGTGGAATTTACTGCACAGTAAGGACTATGGCGAGTACGCTTCTGACCTCGTAGGAGTTAGGATCGATGTATATGCTATAGATTCATCAAATGGCGGTGCAATAGATATGGACAACATGACATATAATAGTTGCTGTCCAAGGATATTCCCACCATACTGGCCTTCTGATGCTACCAGCTCAACATCGTCGACATCGTCCACCATGTCTACAACATCGACATTATCTACTACCACGACATCAACAACCAGCTCTAGTACATCATCTACAGCTAGCACGCTCTCAACCACTACAACATCATCTAGCTCGTGCTCCAGTACGTCATCTACAGCTAGCACGCTCTCAACTACGTCATCTACGGCTAGCACACTCTCTACGACGTCATCTAGCACTACCACTACTAGCTCATGCTCATCCACATCCAGCACAGCATCGACATTATCTACTACGACCTCATCCAGTACTACCACGACGTCGTCGACTACATGCTCATCGACATCATCTACAGCATCGACTACGCACACATCAACCACCACTACCTGCACCACTACATCAACACCTCCGGGCTAATACCCGCATTGCCACTGGGAGCATATCATATCAGTCTCTGGGCGAGCTTTGATATGCTCCCGCTCCTGGCATGGGCAATTACTGAACACACTGAACACCAGAAAGGTCATTAAATGAACAAATACCAGATACAGAATACCAAGTATCAATGACATACCACATGGCATGATATATGCTGGGTGGAACACACCAAGTCAAATCAAACGGGATATGGACTACTAGATCTGTATCCCGTTTGGTGTATTAGGTAATCATTAACACAGGAGGAGTCAAATGAAAATAGGCATTATCACGACATTCCAATCGTTCATGCCCCAGTACTCACTCACCGGTATCGTAAAAGACCGCGCTGAGATGTTGACCAAATACGGTCACGAGGTGCATCTGTTCGTGTCTGAGCGCTACCACGGCGAGGAGTTCCCAGCTAACGTAATACTGGAGAAAAAAATCCCATTCACACACCTAGCGGACTACCACACTATGGAGCAGTTCACTGGTAAGGACGAGAGCTACAAACCAGCACCGGGGTGTGACACCCCAGCACAACACCAAGCTATAAAGAACCGCACTGCCGCTATGTTCAGAGAAGAACTCACTGATTATGACGCTGTAATTACTGAAGATATCGTATTCCAGGGCTGGCACTTGCCATTCGCAGTCGCTATCATGGAAGCCTCTAAGGACCTACCTAACGTCAAATGGCTACACGCGATACACTCGGTACCATCAGCAGGGTCTAATTTCTGGGACATGAACCTCTATGGTAAACGACACAAGCTACTATACCCTAACAGATCAGATGCACTCAGAGTCGCTGAGGAATATCGTGGCGTGATCGACGACGTTAGAGTCATCCCACACATCAAAGACATCCGTACGCTGTTCGACTACTCACAAGACACACGAGACTTTATCGATTGGTGTCCCGGAGTAATGCAAGCCGAGATAGTCCAGATCTATCCAGCGTCAGTGGATAGACTAGAGGCCAAACGTCTATCAGAGGTCATAGGGGTATTCTCACACCTAAAGCGTATGGGCAAGACAGTGTGCCTAGTGGTAGCTACTCAGTGGGCAACAGGCCAAAAACAGCTAGATATCATCAACGGATATAAGAGGGAAGCTATCGACAAGGGCCTTGACGTCGGCACGGACATCGTGTTCACCCCGGACTTTAAGCCCCCAGGTCGAGAGAAGGCATTCGGTGTCGGCATACCCAAGACAATGATCAGAGAGTTATTCCAACTCTCCAACCTGTTCATATTCCCTACTCGTGAGGAGACATTCGGGCTAGTACTACCGGAAGCCGCGCTGTGTGGTAGTCCTATAGTGGTACTAAACGGTTCATTGGATATGATGCGTGAGATCTCAGGCCACAATGCACTGTACTTTGATTTTGGATCGCATTTCCGTGTAGCTAACCACAAGAATGGTATAGACCCGCTGCTCAGGGATATAGCATTGATAGTACTAGGGCGTATTCTGGCTAACGAGAGTGTACGACTCAAGACATATATGAGGAGGCACTATAACATGGACTACCTGTATAAACGATATTACGCTCCTATATTGGCCGAGAGCAGGATGTGGATATGATACTTATCACTGATATATCTATGAAAGAGGTCAAGGGTGATTGGGCTGAATTATCATATTTCAATAACACTGATACGTTCTTTATGGAACATATTATGTCTTATGAATCTGTACATGGTCGTGTAATAGTCACCGACGACGGAAGTGAGATATGCCTTGGGTTAGCTAACCACGTTAATGAGCTTCTAGGCTTACCATTCAGAGCCATAGATAATCAAGTAAAAACTATTACGGATTTGCATGACCGTGTGGTACAAGCAAATAGATCTATATCGCGCCTGGAAAAATCACAAAAGCAATTAAAAACAGATAATAAAATATTCAGACATAAACTCACCAATATATACAACATGACGTTCTGGCAGAGATTGAAATTCCTGCTTTACAAAGCAACCATCAAAGGCATATAATATACATGATAGTAGAACGTGAATTATTTATATCACAGTCACTAGAGATAAAAGAACAGTCTATCACTATAGGTAATCTAAATGACAGACTAAATAAAGTATCTAAACAACTAGTATGGGCTGAAAACACGATAGGAAGTCTCAGACAAAATAACAAAAAACATAGATATAAACTGCACTATATAGTAAACATGACGCTCTGGCAGCGCCTAAAATTCCTATTCTGCCCAGAGCGAGCCATCAAAGGAGTATAACCACCATGGATTTATTCGCAATAATATCACTAACAACCCGTATCCTAGACACGCTACTGCCAATAGCCAGTGATGTCTACAGAGCAGTACAAGACCCAACCGACAAGACCGCTACCAAAAAGAACGCAGTAGAGCTAATCCGCCAGAAAGCAGCTGAGAAAGGCCTAGACGTAGGACACACCGAGGCTGAGATAGCACGATCCGCTATACATTTTATGAAAGCTAAAGCCAAACGGCACCAGCAGTACATACCATAGGGAGACTATAATGCCAAACCTAGTATATCTCTACACATCAGGAGGAGCCCCTCGCGGTGATCTCACTAACACACCACCATACGACCCAACCCCAGACACTCACAACAGGTTCGCTCTAATGGCCCCGTCCGATGGTATGGTACATATGTTTCAGTTACTCACTGAGTACCACTACTTTGACTCTATGACGGTACTCATAGACTCTACTAAGTCGCCAGGCTCGTTACCACTAGGTAAATGGTCTACCATCCATACCATACCATCAATGTCATTAGCGCTTAACTACATAAACCCAGGAGATATACTAGTGGTCAGGGGAGGGTTCAGGGCCTGGTACCCTCTCCTAGACCATATCTACAGACAGCGCAAGAACTGGATACTGTTCTATAGAGCGAACACTAACAGACACCCATGGCCATTCTGGGACATAATACTGAATGATCTTATTGATGAGCCTAGAGCTATCAGGGGACGTCTACACTATAACTTCTCTAAGCCTGTCAATGAGTCTATATTCGGTATCATAGACGCTCCCAGTACAATCCCACGCGAGTATGACGTCATGATAGGCGCATCCCACATACACCGCAAGAAAGGCCAATACATTACAGTAAAGGCACTACAGCAATACTACCATATGTTCGGTATCAAACCACGCGCTATACTGCCAGGCGGCTATATGCGATGCACAGAAAACAACACAATAAAATCCATCATTAGATCAGGCGACGTAGACATCACCGGACCTAAGAACTTCACCAGGCAACAGCTAGCGCTACAAATGAATCGTACCAAGCTATTCGTACACCCAGGCTATGGTGGTCAGAACGACCGTGGTATCCTAGAGGCTATGTGCTGCGGATGCCTACCATTGATATTCGGTCAGCGTCATGTATCGCCAATCATCTGGGATCACTCAGTACACATACCACAAGACCCAAACAACATAGCCCAGACCATACACAAGGCACTCAGCATGGTCGATGATTATGACCGCACAACATACCAACGTATCAACGGTCTAATCGAGGTGTGTCTACCTAAGATGGTAGATCTACTACAATTCATCAGCAAACACCCAGTACCGGACAGATCAGCTGCCTGTGCTGAGTTTACAGGAGGACGATAATGTCATGTATGACTTAGATAAAGCCTATAGCGAAAAGTTCTTTAATCAACGCAAATCACTATCCTGGCGCGTACCGATAGTAGTAAGCGCTATCGAGGACGTACTGCACCCAACCTCAGTGATCGATGTCGGTTGTGGCAACGCCGATCTGCTCAAGGGGTTCTCACCAGACTGTAAGAAATTCGGTCTGGAGGGCACTCACAATGCTATTAATGCCATAGGTAAACACGACGATATCTACATATTCATTCGAGATCTCAGAAAACCTCTGGATGACTTCCTACTACACAAAGCCGACCTTGCCATATGCTTTGAGGTCGCTGAGCACATAGAGCCGGAGTACGCTGATGTGTTTGTGGATAACCTCTGTGGATTATCAGATAGAGTACTCATGACAGCGGCACCTCCAGGGCAGGGTGGTAACCATCATGTCAACTGTCAGCCGTTCGCTTATTGGTTCTATAAATTCACAGCACGAGGCTATAGACATGAGACAGCTACCACAGTACAGTTACGACTACAATGGAATAGATGGAAAAACAAGAAGGGCATTAAAGCCTACTACAATAACCTCATGTACTGGGAAAGGATCTAGCCATGGGCGTAGACATTACCATAACCGCAACATGCCGACCTGAGATTCTACACCGTACCCTAGAGTCATTTAACCGTAATATGCTGAGATTCCACCAAAACATCATCAACAATGTATTCATCAACATAGACCCTGTAGGTCCAGGCGACCCACGCGAAACCGCTATTGTAGCTGGGGAGTTCTTTCCTATAAAAAAACTTACAATACATGTACCGTTTACTCCATCATTCCCTAAAGCGTTCATCTGGTGCTGGCAGCAAACACTCACCACTGACAGTGCTTGCGTATTCCACCTAGAGGATGACTGGGAGCTAACACGACCAATAGATCTCCAGCAACTATTCATACTACTCCGACTCTACCCGGACCTCTCTATACTGCGCCTATCAGCATTCAGGTCCGGTACTCACATAATGAAATGCTGGAACAAGCTCATCCAGTGGAATGGTACGTTCTTTGAGGTACCACCTGACCTCCGTGGTCTACTGGGGTTTTGTGGTCATCCATCACTAATACGCAAAGAGTTCATCCAGACTGTACTACCTCACCTCGACTCTGATAAGAACCCAGAGAAGCAGATCAAGGGTAATCATCCTCAGTTTGGTCCATACATCCTAGCTCATAGGTTTGGTGTTTACCACGGACAAGACGAACCGCCTGCGATCCACGACATTGGTAGACAGTGGATGATCGACAATGGTATCCGGGATCTAAAGCGTGGTTTACACAATGGGAGAATAGTGAAGGTAAAAATCCGAAGTCAGACACAACACCTACCGATAAGGTAATTAAGCACGATGATACAAAACAATCAACACTGAGGATAATAAAATAACACTCATAGATCGGAGGATATTACATATGACCGGCAAGATATGTAAAGGTGCATTATTTATAGAAAGATTTGGTATACTTACTGAACAGCAATGCCCATATGACAACGGCCATGGTAGCATTTGTGGTACTTGGTGTCCTTTGTTTGGGGAGGCTAGAATGACACTTGATGGTATTGACCTAGACATATGTGGTAATAAACACCTAATATTTAGTGAGTTGGATACCACGCAAGCTGCGAGGGAATAATAAAATAACACTCATAGATCGGAGGACCATAACATGAACGCCCATATAACCCAGACCAAAATACAACTCATCCCTACCACAGACGCCGAGGCTAACCTACTACAGATATTCGTGACGCTGTTCGCTAGCGGTGACAGCCACATGGAGATCCTACTAGAGACTGGAGATCATCCACAGGCTGCTGTGTTTAGGTTGGGCGATAACGGCACTGTGTCGGTGGTTCACTAGAGAGGGAGATAATACAATGGAAGACAATAGCAATAATACACAACAGCAGCAACCAATACCATCATGGATAGTAAAGCTCTATAGCATCTGGCTATCGATAAAACGCATTATAGGCCTGGCTAAAGACATCCGTGAGGAGATACACGACGATGAGCAATAACTATAGAAAATCACGGTGCTGTAAGACTTGCGCGCATCAACGTAGTAAGGAGTGCTGGTATGGTGGTAGCTATAATCACCAGGTCTGTGACGACGATACATGCGATAATCATTCGTGGGATAAACCACATGGTATACATCCAAATAGATCTATCTGGATATGTAACCTATGCCGTAACCACACGACTGAACTACCGTGTTATTTAGTACGTATAGGCACTGCTGTACCACCAATCGCATGTGTAGATGGTCTATGCAAGCCGGAGTGGGAGCGTATAGTACGCTACAACGATATTATTAACATACTGAAAGGCCAATAGATGGGTATCATATCAGCAGCGACAATCTACCTAACCCTGATCCTAATACCGATCACGCTGTACTACGGCTCAGGTATAACCACGCCGTTCTGGTACTGGTCAGCTGGTCTGGTATCTGGGCTAACAATCTGGGTAATACATACAGCATTACGCACACAGAAACCAGCAGCACACACTACTACACTAACTGACACACCACAGCCTATAGAGTACGATGAATGCCCTAGGTGTTTCTATTACGTAGACTCTAACTGCTGGTATCGCTATCTACGATGTGCTGACGTAACACAGTGTGGGTATAAACCAAAATCACCGGGGAGGCAACCATGCTAAAAGAAGGCGATGTAATAGAGATTAAAAAGGGAATGAAGGTGTATGCAGATGTACCTGAGCATTACGTTTATGCAAACAGGAGGGGTTCATTTAAACTAACGCATAGTATTGTGCTTATTAATGATAATTTCGATTACCTATGTGGAAAATACGTTGTATATAAGACCGCTATGGACGGTGGTGGATGTGGCCATGGCCCACACGATATCTATCCAGACGGTCATCATGTATTTTGTATGCTGTCTGACGATAATGATGTACGCATAGATTTTTATCAAAGTGGTAGCTTCACAGCTATGCTGCCTAATATAAAGCCTATAGCTAGGGCAAAACGGACTTGGGTTATGGAGGATTGTGAGTAATGACAAAAGATCCTATTACAGTATGGATATGCAACTATTGCGTATCTGATGATATTGTTGGGCGAGAATTACCATGTTATCTAATACAAGTTGGTGAAACATGTAGCCCGAATCGTTGTCCTGAGAGTGGCATACACGGTATAGTCTGCAATTGGAGCTGTGTATCCGGCAAACAGGATATAATACAACTACTAAGAACATTAAAGAATAAAAAGTAAGGGATTACAATGCCACATAAACTATCAATAATAATGCCGTTCTGCGGAGAGTACCCACAGAACATATTCACTATAAAATCAATATGGAATCAATTCAGAGATTTGGATTACGATGTCGACTGGGAATTAATCGCTGTGAATAATTGGTGTAGCCAGGTAGCAATCCAAGCAGATTATGCCTACACGTGCCCAGATTGTGGTAAATCCCGCAAGATCACTAGAGCTGAAGCTAATCGTTACCGTCCACCGTATGCCAAAGATGATCCTGGTGGTAATAGAGTACGTGCCTACGCAGCAATACATCCATGGTTGAAATATGTAGAATACTCTGATAAACTATCGCATTGGAATGCTAAGAACGCAGGTGTGACATCATCAACTGGAGATATACTGTTCTTTATAGATGCTCATTGTGATATAGACCCTGGTATATTAGCTGATATGTTTATGTTCTACTCAGAACACTATAAAGAATTAAATGGCACACTTCATTTACCAATATATTATTTCCTAGAACGTCCTGATAAAGCGCTTATATATAAGTTAGTGGCCAAACCAGAGGTATCTATGTATCACTACTCGTTTACAAGATATAGACATATTCCATTAGACGTCAAACAAGTACCATGTATGTCTACCTGTGGTATGATGATGTCTAGGGAGATATATGATCAGCTTGGAGGATGGCCAAAAGAGTTAGGCATATATGGTGGAGGTGAAAACTTTATTAACTTCACGTTAGCAGTGCTTGGTAAGACTGTAAACATATATCCTACTAGAATGTCACTGCATCACTATGCCGAGAAGCGAGGCTATAATTTCGAGTACGTTGATCATAAACGCAACCAGATCATAGCAACATATATGTTTGGTGGTTATGACCGTGCTAAGACATTCTCGCAAAACTGCAAACTCGACCCAAAGACGGCAGAGCGCGTACTGGCCGAGGTCACAGATCGCTGTGCAGACCACCGAGCACTAATAGAAAAACAACAAATCACTACTATAGAGGATTGGTACGATAAATGGCAGCCAAAATCATAGCAGCTGGATACTTCGCTGCCATACAGGACTTATCGTTGACACCAGACCAAGAGCGCGAGCTGGAGAGCTATCTGCCTATGGTACGACGTATATGCAGGAGATTCTACAGAAGGAACAATAGCGCGTATTCATTACTAGATGATGATGACTTAATACAAATGGCGCTAGTACGCGTTGCTGGTGTCATAAAAGCCACATCAGAACCCAAATGTCTAGCATACTATATACAAGTAGTGACTAGAGCTTGTTTAGCGAGTATCAAAAATAGTACAGTATATGGATCAATCAATAATCATATGCCAATAGATAGCTCATTTGACATAGAGGCGCATGATGATATAGAGCGTGTGCACAATCGTATGTATGTCGATACATTACTGGAGTCTGTTAATAGCGATATTAGTAAGAAGATACTATTGCATTATTATGGTATAGACACACCACAGCTGCGTAGTAAAGCGATTGGTGATATGCTCGGTATGAAAGAAGGCGCAACAATAATACGACGTAACAGGAGTATTAATACTATAAGAGCTAAGATAGCGGAAGGAGAATTACCCACATGGGAGACGGAATAGACAAGAACCAACTAGAGTTACTAATGGACAGCTACCGACAACAAATAGAACTAAACACCAAACTCCTAGAGCGGCAATCGCAATTCGTGGAGAGACTGGACAACTCCACTAAAGCTCTAGTAGAGGCGATCCATACCCAGACCGAGAGTGTCCAGTCAGTGATAGCTACCGGAATAGCTCAGCTAGGCCAAAAGATCACCGAGGAACACGGCGCTATCAGTCTGAGGATATACATAGCACTAGGTGGTATGGTGAGTCTATTAGCTACACTGATTGCTATGTGGGTGATGTCATGACAGACTATAACGACATAATATGTAAATGCGGGTATAAAGTAGAACTACATAGTATGGTAATAATAGATGATTCACATATAGGATCGTATTGGGTAGAGTGTGACCATTGTGGGCGTATGGGTCCTACAGAGATATCGGCACGAGATGCGGTACGATCATACAATAACACTATGGAGGATGATAATGTCAATAGTAAATGATTTCACCAGAGAGCTAGGTGATAAGTACCGTGAATACCTACGTGACGTATCGACCATGGCCCCGTCGATGCAGACACTAGGGCTACTACTGGAGCTATGCACCCCAGGATGCAAGGTACTAGATCTTGGCACCGGGTTTAGTTCGTATGTGTTGTATTATTATTCGATTCATCGTGATTTATATGTTTGTTCTGTAGATGATACTCAACAGTGGTTAGTCAAGTCTAAGAGCTATTGCGGGCTTAAGCTAGACGATATTGACACACGGCATGTATGGGATACATGGGATAGTTTTGTAAAATTTAGAACAACCAAATTTGATGTTGTGTTTATGGATCTTGGTACTACCCGACGACGGCCAGACTATTATGCTACAGTGCTTAGTAAGTTCTGTGATGAACGCACACTAATACTCTTTGACGACATGCACAAGCGCCCACTACGAGACGCAGTAACCAAAGCCCTACGACCATATGACTATATCGATATTCCAGTGAAAGACCGTACTATAGATGAGTTTGGTAGATACTGTAAACTAATATTTAGATTAAGACCAAAGGAGGCTGTATAATGTTCGGTAAAACAACAATACACATCACATAGAGATTGGTGATAATATGAAGGATGTCCTGATTAAATATATTACTCATTTTTATGTTACCTATGGGTCTCCAGCAGAGATAGGCTCAGGTATATCAGGAATATTCAAAGAAATATTGAAAAACGCTAAGTCAGCAAGTAAGCTATGGAGGTTAGGGTCAGATGGGTAAATTCACCAACGAACCTCGACTACACCCGGCCTCAGACGCAAAGAATGCCAGCGCGAAATTCCAGGTAAGAATGTCCCCAGACTGGCTACACCAGATTGACGTGATAGTGAAATCTCACAAATACCCATATGTCAGTCGTGGCGAAGTCGCCCGCGATGCAATCTACCGACACCTCATCTGGCTAGAGGAGTTCGCCATACCCAAGGACTCGATCCTCCACAAGATCCAGGCTATGACCGACATGCTTGAAGAGCAGAAGATCCAGCAGGGATTCGAGAAAGTCATGGCTAACCTAGAGGAGAGAGTAGCGTACTTCGGTCAAAAAGGAGCTCGTGGAGAGGCAGTCAAGTGCGTACTACGAGTCCTAGGCTATGTCGACGAGATGCGTGAAGGCCACTGGAAAGACCAATTCGCCAAGGAGATCAAAGACCGCTATGCAGGACTGCTGAAATGCTCTCCCAGAGTGAGCTTAATGAACCGGGGTAGCTCGGAGGAGGATGAGTGACCGAGAGATCATAGAGTATTTACTAGGCAGTATAGGCAAGAGTCAGCATATAGTACCATGTCCGCCAGATGCTATACACAACGTCAGTGAGTTCTGTCAGACGTACAGTGTCTATAGTGATGGGTGTGGTAGATGCTGGGGGGATTTTTTAGATAACCGTAATGGAGGAGTATGTGCCATGATGACTAAAGATGCAGTAATTAATCTGTTGATAAATCTGGTAAATGAATGTAGTCATGATGATTGTCCGCCGGATGCTGATGATATATCCATTCCGGACTGCGCTAGACGTGAATGTGTAGAGTGCTGGCAGGACTTTGCCTTTAACCGACGCAAGATGTACAAACCACCAAAGAAGGATGATGATCAATGACACAGCAAGAGCATATAGAGGCGGCTTTGGAGCACCTAGCGCAGACAGACCAGTGCCCACCTGACGGACAAACAGTATCAACTCAGGAGTGCTTATTAGTTACTTGTGCTGGTTGCTGGGGACGCTTCATATTTGGTAGTGATAGTAGTGATGATATAATTAAGGAGGAGTGTGATCAATGACACAACAACCAACACCAGAACAACTAATACTATCCATAAAGGGTTATGATTGCCCTCCAGGACGCCGTGATAAGTGTCACGAATACGATAATTGTGATGAGTGTTGGATATATTACATTGCATGGGAGTATGAATTGAATACAAAAGTACATAGAGAGGATAGTGATCAATGACAAAACGTGAAATAATAGAAATACTAATATCACACACTGGAGTTACCGGGTTTTCAAGATTATGTCCACCAGATAGAAAAGTAACTAATGACTATAGTGTTTTTCACGACTATGTGAAAGGCATACGTGAATGTAAATTGACCAGTAATGAAAAAGACCAGGTAACTTGCTATAAATGCTGGGTAGATTTCGTAGACAACAGAAGTAGGAACTATAAGCACAAAATACTATAGGAGTGCATAGAAATGACTAAAAAAGATCTAATAGACGCAATAATAGAGGCTAAACCGGATTGGTCCTCAGGATCATGTCCTCCAGACAACGGAGAAGGTGATGGGTATTCCTGTGGGACCTATAATAGCTGTACACAGTGTTGGGAAGATTTCCTAACCACTAGACATAAGGTATATAAACCAGAATGATTCACACATTACCTAAACCAACAGACCTCGGCCTACCACCGAAATTCACCTCGTGGCGTAGTGGCCAGGTCCGGGCTATACTGGACACCATCGACTACCAACAACGCTTCTTCACTCAGATCCAGCCTACAGGCTCAGGTAAGTCCCTGTGCTATGTCACTACAGCGATACTGAAAGGCTGCCGAACGCTCATCCTAACCTCCCTGAAAGGCCTACAGGAACAGTTAGTCGCTGATTTCGGATCATCACCAGGTATAGCCAAGGTAATGGGTAAGTCATCCTATACCTGTCCAAAGACCGAAACCTCATGCGAATGGGCACCGTGCAACTTCGGCACGTACTGTAGAAACAAAAAAGAAGGTGGATGCCCTTACTATGACGCTATACGCATAGCTACCAGATCCCAGATAGTCGTGACCAACTACGCATTCTGGCACGCCAATGCCGCTGACAGACTAGGTGAGTTCGACCTATTGGTGTGTGACGAAGCCCACAATGCAGTAAATCATCTAGTCGATAGTCTATCACTCCGAGTAACACGAAAATCCTCACTAACACTGGTATTCAATGGCCAGCACCAGGCGATAACCTCTGGGACTGGGTACGTAACGCTCACAATCGCCTTGATGATCTGATCAAATGCAAGATCGCAGAGTATAATGGCAAGGTACGTGGTATCACTAGCGAAACATTCAAAAAGTACCACGCACTAAAGACCAGACTAAAGACACTCACAGCACAAATGCCAGACCAGTGGGTTACCGAGTACTTCTCAGACTATATCACCTACGACCCGCTATGGCCCCCGGAGTTCTCAGAAAAGCTACTGTTTCGGGATATACCGATGATCCTACTCACGTCCGCTACCATGGGTGCTAGCACACTACGAATGCTTGGAGTGCCTATAGTCGGCTCCAAGACCATAGAGTACCCATCGTACTTTCCGGTTCAGCGACGTCCTGTGTACTACATACCTACCACCCGTGTGGATTTCAGAATCACCAACCTCGGCTATTCACTATGGTGTAACCGTATAGACCAAATCATTGGTCCACGGCTAGATCGCAAAGGCATCATACACACTGTTAGCTATGATCGCAAAAACCGCATTACCAATGTCAGCGAATACTCTCAGTACTTCTATACTCACAAGACCCGTGATATGCTAGCGTCGCTCAGGAGGTTTAGGTCTGCCAACCCCCCAGCCATTCTGTGCTCACCGTCAGTGGTCACTGGCTGGGATTTCCCCTACCAGCAATGCGAATACCAGATCATAGGTAAAATACCATTCCCAGATGCTAGGCGTAAAGTCGATAAGGCTCGGCGTGAAAAGGACCCTGACTACTCGTGTTGCATGGCGATGCAGAATCTCGTACAGACATGTGGTAGGGGTATGAGGTACCCAGATGATCAGTGCGAGAACATGATTATTGATGATCATTTTGTGTGGTTCGTGAGAAAGTACGCTAAGTACGCGCCTCAGTGGTGGTTGAATGCGGTTCAGACAGTGAAGACTATACCGGAACCACCAGAGAGACTAATTGATTGTAACTGTAATAGTGTTATTGGAGGATTATTATGAAAAATTACAGAAAACACAAATACTGGTCATGGTCAAGGTCAAAGTCAGGGTCAGGGTCAAGGTCATGGTCATTGTCAATGTCATGGTCAGGGTCATGGTCAGGGTCATGGTCAAGGTCAATGTCAGGGTCAATATAGTGCGCCACGGCGCGTATTACTAACAACCCATATCACAAGGAGGAGTTATCAATGGGTGTATCATTAAAGCCAAGTGAAGCAGTAGAAGGCGGTGGATTTCTGGACGATGTTGATGTAAAAGTAGCCGAGTCTAGGTTTGCTATGTTTGATTATGGCGGATCTAGGCAACCAGTACCAGCAATATGCTTTAAGCTCGATCATATGGACGGGTCAGAACCCATAGCACAGTACTGGTCTGTAGGTAAAGCCACAGACTGGATGCCCAGCGACGATGGCAAAGAGTTAGTGCCTATAGGTAAAGCAACACAGCTGGTCAATAGCTCAAATGGAATGTTACTTTTAGCATCAATCATTAATGCCGGGTTTCCTGAGAGTAAGCTCGGTGACGATATCTCAGTGTTCGACGGTATGGAGATCCATATTAACAGGATAGCGGCTCCAGTACGCAAAGGTCTGAAACAGAAAGATGATCAAACTATACTCACAGTCACCAAGATCCATAAGCTACCATGGGATAGTGCACCGGCGAAAGGCAAAGCAACCACAGCAGCGAGTAAGGGCAAAAGCGGAAGCAAAGGTGGTGGTGGCAGTAAGTCCAAGCCAGCAGCCACAGCAGCCGCTACCGATATCGATGCAGTAGCCACTGAGTTCATACTCACTGTACTCTCAGACGCAGACCTGATGAAAGATTTCCCTGATGGATTACCAAAAGCCAAGCTAGCACCGGAGACGTTCGCTAGACTGAAATCAGATGATCCTAACCGATCATCTCTGCTAAAGAGAGTATTCGAGGATGATTTTCTGAATAGCGGTCCGTGGACTTACGCTGGCGGTAAGCTCACACTAGGATAAATACTG